CCAAGCAGTTACCCGTACCGCAGATAAGGCTGGCATGGTGTATATGACGTTTACACCTGAGAATGGTATGACTGAAACTATTGCTCAATTTATTAATGATCTGAAACCAGGCCAGTTTATGATGCAAGCTGGTTGGGATGATGCTCCTCACATGACTGAAAGTGTTAAGGAACAAATTCTCGCTGCATTACCTCCCCATGAAAGAAAAATGAGAGAACAAGGTATTCCTTCTCTTGGATCAGGTTTAGTGTTTCCAATACCAGAGGATTTAATTAAGTGTGAACCCTTTGAAATTCCAGCTCATTTTCCAAGAGTATGTGGAATGGACTATGGTTGGGATCACCCAACGACAGCAGTATGGGTTGCATGGGACAGAGATGCAGACATTGTGTATATATATGACACGTATGGACAACGACAAGAAATACCAGCAGTTCATGCAGCAGCAATTAATGCTAGACCTAAATGGATTCCAGTAGTCTGGCCTAGAGATGGTAGACAAGCAGACAAAGGTTCGGGTGTTCCGTTAGCAGACCAATATAGAAACTTAGGCGTAAACATGATAAAAGGACGTGGTAGCACTTGGGGAGGTTGGTTCACTAATCCTGCAATAGCTGGACAGAAAGAGGGTTCTGGAGGTGTTTCACTAGAATCTGGAATAATGGACTTGCTTGAAAGGATGAAAACAGGTAGACTAAAGATATTCTCGAACCAACCTGATATATTTGAAGAATTAAGGATGTATCATAGAAAGGATGGTCGGATAGTTCCATTTAAGGATGACCTGATTTCTGCTATGAGGTATGCTGTTTTGTCATTAAGACATTCTAGGATTCACGAAATATCTCCTAGACAGTATCAAGCAGATAGCGATTTTAATATATTTACATAGGAGAGATAAACATGGGCGGATTTGTAAGGAAGATTTTTGCACCATCACCACCAGCATATACTGCACCAGCACCTGTAGCTGCACCTGCATATAAAGCACCTGCAAAAGAAGATGCTGCAATATTAGCACCAGAAGTTGAAGCACCACCAAAAATGTCTGAAACTATTGCTAAAAAGAAGCAAGGTAGATACTCAACCTTATTAACAGGTAAGGGTGGCTCACTAGGCGCACCAGATATTGAGCGTAAATCTATTTTAGGCGGTTAATATGGGTAAAAAATCACCCCCACAGCCTTTTATTGCTCCAATGTCATCTGTTCCAGATCAAGTAGATAGAACAGAATTAAATAAAGCTACAGCAGAAGACATTGATAAAGCTAAGAGAGCAAAAGTTTCTACTAAAAATGGCGCAGATGCACCACAAGCATCTTTATTAGCAGAAAGAGAGTATTGGAATAAAAAAGAATCCTTGCTTAAATAATGCAATTAGTACCTAATGCTGGACAAGAAGTAACAGATTGGATTATAGAACGAGTGGGAGTCACCTCCCTTAGTGATTGTACTAATTATGGGTTTTATGAAGATGGTAAGTTAGTAGGTGGAGTTGCTTTTTACGAATATAGAGTTCAGGATATTGTTTTTTCTGGCGTTATGGAAAAGGGTGGGTTTAATAGGCAGATGTTAAGAACATTGTTTAACTACCCTTTCAAGCAATTAAATTGTCATAGAGTTACAGCTTATACAGAAGTGGATAATAGACCAGCTAATTTATTCTTGAGGCGACTAGGTTTTACAAAAGAAGGTACTATGAGAGAAATCTCAGAGAATCTAAAAGATATTAACATTTACGGTATGCTCAAAAGTGAGTGTACTTGGCTATAGGAGAAAGAAATGGGATCGAAACAACAACCTTATGTACCGCCACCACCCGTAGATTATGGTGCGGAATCACGTCAGAGAGAAAAAGAACAAGCAGAAATGGACGACTCACTAAAAGCAGAAAAGACAGCATTACTTGATAAGAAGAAGAAAGGTAGGTACTCTTTATTGCTCACAGGTGGTGAAGGAGATCAAGATGATGCAGACATCAAAACTCGTTCTCTTCTTGGTTCAGGTAAAAAACCGTAGGAGGCTACAGTGGTCGAACAAATATTAAAACGATTAAGTTATTTAGAATCTAGTAAGCAAACATGGGAAGTTCATTGGCAAGAGATTCTTGACTATGTAATGCCTAGAAAAGCAGAAGTAACAGCTCAATATGCAAAAGGATCAAAACGTACAGAGAAATTGTATGATTCATCTGCTATTCATGCTAATACTTTATTAGCAGCATCTCTACAAGGCACATTAACGTCTGCCTCACTACCTTGGTTTCATTTAAGAGTACGTGATGAAAATTTGAATCAATCTCGTGAGACTCAAGTCTGGTTAGAGGATTGTCGTAATAGAATGTATAAAGCATTCAACTCGTCAAACTTTAATACAGAAGTACATGAGTTCTATCTTGATATTTGTTCTATTGGTACAGCCTGTATTGAGACAGAAGAAGCTTCAAATGGATTCAACTTCAGAACACTTCATATTTCAGAATACTTTATCTCTGAAAACCATAAAGGACAGATTGATACCTTATATAGGAAGTTTCAATATACCGCTAGACAAGCTGTTCAAAAGTGGGGTGATGCTGTAGGTGCTAAAGTACAAGATGCTTTCGAGAATAATCCAGACAAAAAGTTCACTTTCATTCATTGTGTAATGCCAGCAGAAGAATATCAAGGTAAGTACGATACTAAACTACCTTGGATAAGCTTACATATAAGTAAAGAAGACAAAAAGATTGTTCAAGAAGGTGGATATAACGAAATGCCTTACCTTGTAACAAGATGGTCTAAAGCTTCTGGTGAAGAGTATGGTCGTTCACCTGCTTATAATGCTTTACCTGACATCAAGACCTTAAATAAGGCTGTAGAGTTAGGCCTTAAAGCATGGGCTAAAGCTATCGACCCACCATTACTGGTAGAAGATGATGGTGTAATAGGTAGAGTAAAAACAAATCCTTCAGGTATTACTATAGTACGAAGAGACGGTGCAATTAAACCTCTTGATACTGGTGCTAGATTTGATGTTTCAGATATGAAAGAATCTGAATTACGTGGAGCTATTAAACAAGCGTTCTTTTCAGATCAATTAGAACTTCAGCAAGGCCCACAAATGACGGCAACAGAAGTTCAAGTTCGTTATGAGTTAATGCAAAGATTGCTTGGCCCAACATTAGGTAGATTTCAAACAGAGTTCTTGAATCCACTGATTGAAAGATGTTTTGCTATTATGCAACGTAATGATATGTTCAATCCTGCCCCAGGTTCATTAGATGGTGTTGATATAGATATTGAATATGTTGGCCCATTAGCGCGTTCACAAAGAATGGAAGAAGCTACTGCTGTTGAAAGATTGTATGAGATGGCTGCAAACCTTGCTCAGATTGCCCCAGAAGTTATGGATAACATAGATCATGATGCTGCAATTCGTTCTCGTGCTGAGTTACTAGGTGTTCCTAAGAACATTATGCGTGACCCACAAGAAATTGCTGAACAAAGAAAGCAAAAACAAGAGCAACAACAAGAAATGATGGCAATGCAACAAGCTCAACAAGGTGCAGATTTAGCAGCAACTGCTGTACCAGTAGCACAACAAATAACACCTGATAATGTTGAACAAACACAAGCGGGTATGGAAGCAATTATGGGTGCTGTTCAAAATGCCTAAAGCGATTGCTAAAATCAAGAGAGACTATGCTGACTGTTTTGAGTCTGTATCTGGGAGTAAAGTCCTAGATGACCTACGCAGGGCATACCAATTACGAGAATCTTATGTAAAAGGTGACTCGTATGAAACCGCGAGGAGAGAAGGCGAAAGGTCTGTCTATCTTCGTATTTTAAATATGTGTAATATAAAAGAGGAATAAACTATGAGTGAAGAAATGGTCACGGAAACAACGGATAATGCTGTACTAGCACCTGTTGAGAGTGGTAACCAAGATTGGCGTGAGGCGTTACCAGAAGACTTGAGAGCAGATCCAACCCTAGCAAGTATTAATGATACCGAGTCAGCAGCTAAAACACTTATTCATCAGCAGAAGATGATGGGCAATAGAATACCCATCCCTAAAAATGATGAAGAAATGAGCGAACTATATACAAAACTTGGCAGACCCGAAACAGCAGATGGTTATGAGGTAGATGTTCCACCAGGTTATGAGAAATACTATCCTGAAGAAATGATGAGTTCATTTAAACAAACAGGGCATGATTTAGGATTATCACCTAAACAAATGCAAGGACTGGTTGAATGGCAAAAAGGTTCTGTAGATTATCAAATGAATCAAGAACAGATAGCAGGAGATACACAAGGAGTTCAAACTGAAGAAGTTCTGCGGAAAGAGTTTGGTGCTAATTACGATAAGCAACTAACATCTGCTCAAAGGGCGTTAAGAGTATATGGAACACCAGAACTACAGCAAAAGTTAGCTGATCCAAGATACGGGAATGACCCAGACTTAATCAGACTACTTGCAAATGCTGGTAAAGATATAACAGAGGACTCTGCAAGAGGTACTGCAAATAACTCTTTAGTAATGAGTCCTATGGATGCACGTCAACAAATCGATCAAATACAAGGAGATCGTTCTCATGCGTATTGGGATAATAAGAATCCTAAACACATGGATGCTTTGACCGAAATGGAGCAATTGTACGCAAAAGCACATCCAGAATAAGAAATATGGTAAGATAATAATCAAGCGGAGTAAAATTCGCTTGTGCTATAGCTGCCCGAAAGGATAACAGCAAGGCAAATGGTGGTTCTCAAACTCGTATAGTCAGCGTAATAGACAGGACACCCGAAAGGATAATGACCGTTTTTATGTTTAATTATATAGGAGGGCATTATGTCCACTCAAATCACAACTGCTTTTGTAGAGCAGTATAAGAATAATGTACTACACTTAGCGCAACAGAAAGGTTCGCGCTTACGTGACACAGCTCGTTACACAGCAGTAACTGGTAAGAGTCACTATTTTGAAAGAATCGGTGCTACTGCTGCGGTAATTCGTACAACTCGCCACTCTGACACACCTAGGATTGATACTCCACACTCAAGACGTAAAGTGTCTTTAGTAGACTATGACTGGGCTGATCTAATCGATCAGGAAGATAAGGTTAAGATGCTTATCACTCCACAGTCTGAGTATGCTATGGCAGGTGCTAATGCAATGGGTCGTGCTATGGATGACGCTATAATTGCTGCTGCTTCTGGTAATGCTTACGGTGGTGTTGCAGGTGCTACAACAATTGCACTTCCAGCTACACAGAAAATTGCTGGTGGTACAACAGGTTTAACATTGGATAAATTGCTTTCTGCTAAAGAAATCATTGATAGCTCTGATGTCGATCCTGATGAGGCACGTTACATTATCTGTTCAGCTAAACAAGTTACAGACTTATTGAATACTACTCAGGTGACTTCATCTGATTACAATACAGTTCGTGCTTTAGCTTCTGGCGATATTGATACGTTCTTAGGCTTTAAGTTTATTCGTTCTGAACGCTTAACTGTAGCTTCCTCTATCCGCGCTTGCCTTGCATACACTGAGTCTGCAATGGGTCTAGCGGTTGGTTCTGACATCACTACTCGTATCTCTGAGCGTGATGATAAGAACTACGCAACACAAGTATTCCTATCAATGGTTATTGGTGCGACTCGTGTTGAAGATGAAAAAGTTGTAGAAATTGGTGCTAAGGAAACTTAATATCTAAGTAGTAAAAAAGAGGGCTTCTTGTAATGAGTTGTCCTCACTTAATTCAGGAGAAGAGATATGGCAACAGAAGTTTCCATTTGTTCAAACGCATTACGCAAACTTGGTGACGATCCGATCACTTCCCTATTAGACGATACAGAGCGAGCAAGGCTCTGTAACGCATTTTATCATCCAACTAGAGATTCAGTTCTAAGGTCACACCCTTGGAATTTTGCTATTACTAGAGCGACATTAGCAAAACTTACAACTGTACCAGCATTTGACTATGCAGCAGAATTCACACTCCCTACAAAACCATATTGTCTTAGAGTCCTAAAGATGGAATATGACGATATAGAGTTTAAGGTAGAAGGAAGAAAACTGCTTTGTAACGATGATTCTGCTAAGATTTTATATATTGGTCAGATTACTGATACAGCACAGTATGACCCTATGTTTACAGAGGTTCTAACTGCTAGATTAGCAGCTGAATTAGCCTATTCTATTACTGGTAGTAACTCTCTCACTAAGCAAATGTGGGATATACATGATGAGAAGATTAAAGAGGCCAGAAGCATTGATGGATTAGAAGGGTTTATAGATGGTATAGTATCAGACACGTTCACAACATTTAGAAGATAATGGCTAGAGTTCATCCATTCCAGTCTAACTTTACTGCTGGAGAGTTAAGTCCTCGCCTTGAAGGGCAAATTGACTTCAAGAAATATTTTAATGGTTGTAGTGAACTAACCAATATGATTGTATATCCTCATGGAGGTGCTACTCGTAGAGGTGGTATGTACTTCGTATCTGAAGTAAAAACATCATCTAAAGAAGTTAGACTTATACCTTTTGAGTTCAATGTAACACAATCGTATGTATTAGAAGTTGGCGATCAATATATCCGTTTCTATAAGGATAATGGTCAAATACAATCTGGTGGTTCTGCTTATGAGATTTCAACTCCTTTTCTTGAGGCAGAATTATCAGAACTACATTTCGCTCAGTCAGCCGATGTAATGTATATCTGTCATAGTAATCATGCACCTAGAAAACTATCTCGTACAGGTCACACTTCTTGGACATTAACTACACCAACATTTACATGGGCTGGTTCTTCTCCTTGGACAGCAGGTAATGGTTGGCCAAGAACAGTATCTTTCTATGAACAAAGGTTATTTTTTGCAGGAACTTCTACTTATCCACAAACAATATGGGGTTCACAGACTGCTGCCTACGAGAACTTTGACCAAGGAACAGGCCTAGC